GAATCAAGTGAAACTGTTGGACACTCTACAAGAAAAATACAACCTGAAGAACGATGCAGCTATCTCTAAGGCTTTGGAAGTAGCTCCACCTGTTATTAGCCGTATTCGTAATGGTAAGGCACATGTATCAGCCGATATTATGATCCGCATCCATGAAACTTTTGGTATGCCTATCGCTGATATTAAAGCTCTATGCGCGTAATCTGGTACGTCATCTGCATATTGGCGGTTATCTGGGCTGGATCAGAGCTATTTGTGCATCGAGTCCAGAGAGCCTATTTTAGAGGGTATCAGGATGGTCTTAGAGCTGTTCCTAGACCTCCTACAAGTGATGGCCAATGTGCAGCATGGCTATTTGAAACTAATATAAAAGACGCTAAGCGAAGGATATGTAGATGAAAACTCCTAAAGAGCTAGATATTGTTCGTCGCCATGAAATGTTTGATGACACTCCGCTAATAGTTAAGATATTAGAAGATGGAAAGATGCCAGAAATAGCTAGGCATGTTCATAAGATGCATATTTACCAGAAGCATCTAATAGCTGAAGTTAGGAAACTGCGAAGGGAACTAAAGAAATGAGTTGGAATATTGCAGAATTGAATGTCATTAGGTGGAGTGAAGCGCGAGGAATTATCCCTAACTCAACGAGTCTTGCTCAATACAAGAAGGCTCAGGAGGAAATGCATGAACTTCAAACAGCTATTATCGACAGAGACAGGGCAGGAATTATTGATGGACTTGGCGACGTTCTTGTATGTCTTATTAATGTTGCTGCTCTTGAGGATTTAGACCTGACTCAATGCTTAGAAGCTGCATTTTTGGAAATAAAGGATAGACGCGGATATATGAATAAAGAAGGTATTTTCATAAAGGAAACAGATGCCACGCCCTAGAAAAAATCCTCATGATCCTAAGTGGGAAACTATTAAACCTCAAGAATCAATTAAAACTCAAGAATTGACGGATGTTAAGTTAGTTCTCTATGCTGTGTCTTTAGCAGGTGTAATCGCACAGAACAGACCTGTTAGTCATGAACAAGCAGCTAAATCAGCTATGGAATATGCAGAAGCTGCGTTAAAAATATGGAATTAATATGAAACCAACACAAGAGCAAGTCATCGCATGGGCTGAAGAAGCGGGATTTTATCCGGGAGAACTGCGGGCTGGCTTCAATTTGTTTATGGGTCTTGCATCCCTCGCCTATGAAGCCGGTCGCAAGGATGAGAATGAGGCGTTTGAAAAAGTTGCCCAACTGTATGGCTACGAGCCAGAAAAAAAACTTTGGTTATGGAAAAACTTTGTAGATGGCAGGCCAGAGTACTGGGCATTTGACAATCCATACCCAACCAACCTTGATAATGGCGACCCGCAGACACTTGGACAGCCATGTGGCTATGCAATATTCAAGCCGTCACGCGATGGAAGTTGTGGTCGCACAGAGGAGCAAGTTTTGCGTGAGATGAAAAGCGTAACCGCCCCACCACAGCAGCCAGAGCAGGAGCCGGTTTGGTGCGGTTGCGGCGACGAGATAGTTGCTGATACGGGAGCTAGATGCGGGACATGTGTTGGCATACGTGATATGCGTGTATGGAGAGGGTTGTCACTTGAAGAATTCACTGCTGCTAGAAGAGCTTCTCAATTCCGCGATGTTTCTGAATCAAGCTGTAAAAAATTTTACCGTGCCATTGAGGCCAAGCTGAGGGAGAAGAATACATGACTGAACTTATTGGGTGGGGTTGTGGTTGTGCCAGCCAAGATTGCTATGCTAACGGTTGCATGATTATGCGCCAGAACCAAAAGCAATTTGACCCTAAAAAATGGCCGGATATACGTAGCGAGAAAGCATTAACGGCGCAGCAAGTACGTCAGATTGTTCGTGAAGAATTGGCGGCCGCAAAACGGGAGGGTAAATGACTGCCGAGTGGAAAGATAGATTTTACTGGCATGAAATAGCAGACAGAACGCATATAGCGCGCTGCATTTTTTATAGCCACATTCTTATTCATCCATATTCTCATCACCCAGAACTAAAAGAAAAAATTCATAAGATTGCAGAATTACTGGGCGACTTATATCAATCTATTGGAAGGGTGGAAACAGTGGATAAGCTAAAGCCGGTGGCGCAGGTTCAAGTGGCAGAGGACTACTACCCGCACGTTATTTTTCTTGACGGCGTAGACACAACTGCCCTTGACCAGAAATTTCTTTACATTGCCCCACCACAGCAGCCAGAGCCGCCCTGCAAGACAGGAAGCCAATGTGTCAGTGGTAAGTGCGAGCGATGCGCGGTGCAGGAGCAGCAATGGCGTGATGCTGCTTATCGTGCGATGGATTTAGTCATCGAACAACAGGCGCAGCCAGAGCCAATTGAATGCACGCCTATGCCGCCAGTTGACGATGACGGATGGTGCGAATGGTCATATCCAAAGCACAAAGGCTATCTGATGCAGTGCTGTGACTGCGGGTTAGTGCATGAGGTTGAGTTTCATGTGCTTGGCAATCTTGAGCCACAGGAAGATGGCAGCAATAACGGTGAGGTAATGGAGTCCGGGTATCAGGTTGGGCTTCGGATGCGGAGGCATAGTGAGCAGCCAGAGCAGGAGCTGCGGGGGAAGAACCAATGAGCTGGAAAGAAGAAAAAGAACGTAAAACTAATAGCTTTAAACGCAAACAAGCAGAACTAGAGCGAGTCAGAATGCTTCACGATTTATTCTTTAAACACCCTATTTCAAAGAATCGTACTGAGCGTAACACTGCTTTAGAGCAATCCTCAACTCATCAGCATCCATAGCTAGTTTGACAATATCTGTTGCGCTCTCTCGGTGAAGGTCTTTTCCGGAACAACCACTTTGTTCAGCACCGGGGGTTTGGGACATTCCACTATTCGAGGGGCGCTCTGGCCTGTGGCGCAAGCTGTCAAGGAGCAACTTATTAGTATCAGCAACTTTCTTAAGTTCACGGTCTTTCTCCTGACGTAACTTGTCCGCATTACCCTGCATTGCCTGCTCTTTTTCCCTCATAGCCGTTACATTAGCCGCATATTCCTCAGCTAATTTAGCCCTCTCCTGATCCCATTTGGCTTGAACCTTCGCCTGACCAGCTTCATCCCCCTGCCAGTGACCTGCACCATAAGCACAGACCACGGCAATTAGACTTCCTGCGATAAAGTAAGGATTCATTTTTTTGGAGGAATAGCAGTACCGTCTAGCTTTTTGTGAACCTTAATCTTTTTGCAAACCTCTACTTCTTTGCCTTTTTTCATTTCTTTAGTACAAACTTCTTTTATCTCACCTCCAGCATAAGAAAACGAACTAAATAGCAGAAATAGTGCAAGTATACTTATATTACGCATCATTCTATCTCCGGATGTGGTGGTTGAATTGGAGCAGGTTTACCTCTAAAACCTTCAGAAACGGGCTGTGAGGCGCTTATAGGATCAAGTGTAGGTTCAGTCCTAGCCCATTGTGGAGCAGGCGTAGAAGCCTTCCAAGTGCCTTCTTTTGGCTTATCCTCACGCTCTTCTTTAGTAGATAAATTTGGCGGCACAAACTGAGGCAAAGCGTCTTTACCTTTAACTGCTAATAAAGTTGCTAAACTGCCAAGTATGTACTTAGACATATCTGACAGGATGAGGAAGAATTGTTTGTCAGCGGGAGCCATCCCATTCATCGGTTGAGTTACGAATACCACCGAATAAAGAGATACGCCAACCATAATAACAACAGTGCAACAAAATGTTAATGCGATACAAAACTTAATTACCGCATCGTGCTGCTCCTGCGTCATTGCAAGAAACTGGCTTATCAACTTTAGGGGATTCATCTTTCATGTCCTCTGGTTTGGTCAATTGATCTGGGCATGTACCTGTTGCTGAACAATAAGGCCGTTTACATTGTTTCTTTTCCCAATTCTCCGGGTCTTGACACTCGTATCGGAACCTATCGCACCCAAATAGACTAAATACCAAGCATACGAGCAATACGCGCATACTGAAGCTCCCTATCTTCCATTCCCTTATAGCCACCATTAATTACCTTAGTCATTCCCTTCAAGTCTCCAGCATCAGCAAACTTATTCAGGTTATTTGTTTCCCAGAACCAACATGCAGACTGAGCAGCACCCTCGAATGTTTTCATATATTCCGAGGCTTCTTCTGGAGTAATCTCAAGGCTCATAGCAAACCGTTTGTAATTATCTTTGCCAGTGAGTTGGATAAGACCTTTTCCAGCATACTTAAAACCCTCACCAGAGGCTTCGTCACCGTTACCCATACGATTAGCATAAACACGGTTAGCGATCTTCTGAGGCTGTTTCTCGTACCGCTGAGCAGACTCCATATCGAAATACTTAGGAAAGACCTTGAGAAGCCCTGAAGCCTTGTAGTTCAAGTTCTCAGTTACAAATACAAAACCACCTGACTCATGATGACACTGAGCCATGAAAGCAGCTATACGCTTAGGAGTGTTAATTTCGTAGTCGTTAAGTAGAGTGCTACCACCTAATTCAGTTTGTGGCGCAAATAATGTAGAGTGCCATTGATCTGGATATTTTGTATGTGGCGCAAACTCTTTAAATTGCTTTATGGAAATCACATTCCCTCCAATATCTTAGCTCTGAGTTCTCGCATCTTCTTTATTTCATAAACAGCCGCTTGAGTAGCATTGTGCATGTCCAGATAAGCCATTCCTAAAAGCGGTATAGCAATAACAAAAGTTAACGCCATTATTGCCAAACATAGTACGAGAGTGAGTGATACGTCCGACTCATCCTTATTAGAAGTATTACGCCCCACATCCACCCCACCACGAACAGGACTGCTCCAATCCATGCCCCCAGAGCTTTTAGTCGGTTTATTGTTCTTCGACGTTGCCATGCGATTATCTGGTTCTTCCGCAATTCTTCAGCTAAAGCAACATTCTGTTCTTGAACTATTTGTTCCCACATAGACTCAAATCGAGTCCATACATCGCGTAACTCTGGAGGAGTGTGATAAACCATTAGTTCCCGCACTTCTTTTAATGAGGCATCTAGCTGTGTTCTTATTTGAATCCTTCTTAACGCCCTTCTAGCTAGACTCTCATCCCCCTTATATACTTTCTTGGAATTAGCTTCTTCCTCAATAAAGGCTTTAGCTAATCTGTCGTACTCATCAATAAACGTACCTAAGTGATCCCAGATACTATTAAGCGCATCCTGAGGATGTGTTTTAGACACCTCCTGAACGCGCTTAACTTCCTCGTTATATTGTTTAACCTGAGCAGGACTCGGATTAGTTATCTTGTGAAACTGTTTCTTTAAATCATCTAATACGCTTGATACGTCACCGGCTGTATTTTTAATTTCCTTGTACAGCGCCACGCCGCGCTTACACAGGTCGATTGCTGTCTGTGCAGCCTTAAACGCAGCAGCTATAGTGATTGGGTCAATTTTTTAGATTCCCATTGCCAGCTAACCAATACATTAGAGCAATAACTCCTGCGCCTACTAACCAGTACACTTTATGAACGACAGATTTACCCACCTGTTCATAGATTTTACGGAACGCAACCTCAGCAGCCTTTTCTGCAATATGGTTGATTTGTTCATCAGTTAATTGAATCTTTTCCACTTCTAGCTCCTGTATTGGAACGTACTCCGCTATCTCACCAAATTCACCCGATACTGCTCTATGAAACAATTCTCTACCGTAATCTTCAGGGTCATCCGCTCTAGCTGTAAATGGCATTTTCTGACCATCAATTGTGATGAACATATCAATGCCAGTATGTTCAGCGTTTGCCCATTTCATTAGCTAATCCGCAAGAAAAGAGTAACCCTAGATGTAGTTCCACCAGAATTAAACATTTGTCTACCCATAGCACGCCATGTACCAGACAAAGCATTTCCTCCGCGATGAAAAGCAATTCCGCTAGGAGTTGTATCTGCCGCAACTGTATTCACGTTATAAAGACCGGCAGGATAAATGCTTGATCCTGATACTGTATCGCCTTCAGAAAACCCAGTTGTAGCTATGTATCCAAAAACATAAGTTCCTACAGCGCCATACGATAGAGCAGCAATCTTAGCCCCTACATCAACCGTTACAGCACCAGTAGATCCATCTACAGATGTAACACCAGTGTTTGTAATTGTTGGATTACCTGATACACCAGTACCGTTAGAAACAGAAATACCAGTGCCAGCAGTAATTGTCCTAGCTACCGTAGTGGCAGACGCAGTACGGACAACCATTCCATTAGAACCGGGGTCAGCTAACCTAGTAGAACCACCAATAGCAGTGTCTACATAAGCCGTTGTAGCAACCTTAGTAGAGTTGTCACTAGGAGATGCAGTTGTAGCAGTAGCAGATGAACCTAAAGCTACCGTAGAACTAAATACAGCAGCACCAGAGCAGGTAAATGCACCGCCTACCGTAAAACCATCACCATCAGCACCAGTCTGCATATCCTTAACCTGAGCCATAAGCTCACGGATTGCATTATTGATACCACTAGGAGCGCAACCTTCTGCGATGTTAATTCCGCCAATATCGGTATTGTTTGACGCTGTAGTGCTCCATTCAGATATTTTGTTCTTTGGCATGATTACTGTCCTTTAATGCGACCAGCTTGATACATCAGGTTATATGTACGAGGATCAAACGCTAATGGCATGACTTGTTCAGCAGCAGCACCAGCACGACCTAATAGACCAGTTCCATAAGCAGCCTCACCCATTAGACGAGGCGAAGATGAAAGCAAAGACGCAGCCGCTAATGGGATACCAAAACCAGAAGCACCACCACCAACAGAGAAAGCACCAAGCGCAGTAGGAATAGACGTAGCTCTTTGTAACCCCAAAGGAGTTATTTCAGCTAATGATTGACCAGCTAATGCAGGAAATATATCTTCACCATATTTGCTAAGTTCTTTGCCAAGTTCAACCCTTTGACCAAAATTAGTATTTACATTTTTACGCATTAAAGACTGTAACTTACGAATAGCAGTATCAGCCCTAGATTTTTGACCAAGATTTAATGCGCCCTCAATCTCCCTTACTAACTCAGAAGTATCTGAATATTCCTTCATTACTTTTGCGTAAGTTGGCGCTTGCTTATTAATTTCTGATTTAATTGAGTCATAAACTATTTTGACTGATGCTCTAGCATTTTTTTGCTCGTAAGGAATGCTCTCCAGAACATCGCCAACTTGCTGCTTTAGAGCATCTAAACCTTCAGGAGTATGAAATTCAGCAGGGTCTCTTGCTTTCCAATCATCAATCAAAGTTTTTACATCACTTAATTCTTTAGCCGCTTGTTTTTTTGTAACAACACCTTTGAATTGTGTTCTTTTTTGAGCATTGGAAAGAGCTGTATCAATACCACCAAAATCTAAAACAGTCTTATCATTCTTGATATTGACCATTCCAGAACGATAATCAGCTTGTTTCTGAGCGTTCATATTCGCTAGATTCTGCCTAGCCATATCAAGAACGTCAGTCATTGGAGCAGTGCCAGATATATTTGACCTGAACTGTTCAGCAGTAGTGCCGCCTTCTCTACCTGCTCTGTAAGCCTGTTTAATGGCCTCAGAACCAGCGCCAGTAGTCATTCCAAGTACAGGAGCAGCAGCCTTGCCAACCGTTCCTACAGTCTTTGCAGCCAACGATAACGGATCAACCATTGAAGCAGCCTTGCCTAGTTGCGGAACAACGACGCCACCCATAGTTAAAACTGCTGATACGTCAGACATAAAACCAGCAGGATCATTGGCAATCGTGCGTTTAGCTTGCTCTACACCTCCATAACGCTTGGCATACATGTCAGCAACTTGATTAGCCACATCAATCCTATCTTGCCCAATAGCCTTCACAACACTATCCGGAAGAATTGGAGAATAGCGTTTTGCAAATGCACCAGCGCCAATATCAAACATAGTCTTGGCTGTTTGAACCGGACTAGTTACAGCCTCATAAGCACCAGATACAACATTTCTAAATGACGCAGGGAAGTTCTCAATTGCCTTAGAGACAACTTCCTTGCCTGTCATAGTTTCTTTTTGCCCCACAGGACGAGCAGTAGATAGATCAAATGGCATTATTTAACCTCCTCAAACTGCGTACCATCAGGACTTACATAAGCTCGATTACCTTGAGCGTCTACACTCAATTGCCATCCTCTATTGTTTCTAGGTGGCGTTTGCTGAACTTCTGGCTTAAATGAGCCTTTGCCACTTAGAACAACATTATTAGGATCAACATTGTAAGACTGAGCCAAAGTACGATAACGGTTTGCAGTCTGGTTATATACGTCTTTAGATGCCTGATAAGCAAGTTCAGCAGAACGTTTAAAGTCAGCACGTTGTGCAGCATTCAAAACCTGACCATTCTGCAACTTTTGCAAATAATTCTGCATACGATCAACAACGCCAGTAGCATTCATTGCCATACCCAATTCAGACTCACGAACCACTGAACCCGGATCAAGTAGTTTCATGAACTTAGTCGCAGCAGCAAGATCATTAGCAGCACTAGGATTAGATAGAGCACTATTAATTTGCTTAAATGCGGTCTCAACCGTAGAGAATTCTTTAACTTCTGTAAGACCATTAAACTCGTTACGCAACTCTTTCTCAGTTCCAACCTTAAAGTCAGAGTTCTTCTTACGAATATCCATAGCAGCAGACTGAATCTCTGCTGAAGTCATACTAGGAGCATTAGCTATCAAAGTATCAACTAATGGCTGCAATATAGGATTAACCTGACCAATAGATTTACCTATGTTCGTAGACAAAACATCTTGATCTTTTCTAGTTCTTAAATCTTTTGCAATAGCCTGATATTCTTTAGCCTTACCAGCATCATCACCTTCACCAGCCCAATATTTAGCAAGTAAATCAGCCTTGCGAATTTCTGCATCAAGAGGATGACCAGCTTTAGGAGCAGGAGCTTTAACAGGAGTTGGAGCAGTAGGTAACGCCCCATATTGACCACTAATATCAGGTACAGGAGCAGTCTCTACAGTTCCAGCAGCCAATGGCTGTGTAGGCTCACGCATAGGTTCAGCCATAGGAACAACATTAGCTCCAGCACTAACCGTATATGGAGCCATTTGATCCTGATAAGCAGCAACTTCAGGAGAAATCTGAGGAACAACAGGCTGAGCCATTTGACCTTCACGCTCTAGGAATTGCTGCATTCCACGACGCTTAACAAACATCTCAAGAGCTTTATCAGGATTAGCAAATATCCATGCCTTCATAGCAGGATCGTTAGCAACTTCTGGCATCTGCATTAATTGATTAATTGCTTGCTGTTTTTGTAATGCTTGACCTTGAGCAAGTTGCTTTTGAGCTATGTCATATTGCAAACCAATATTCTGCAATCCTTGTTGAGCTACTTGACCAGCAGTTCCGTAACCAGCACCTATAGCGCCAATGATATTTTGGAGCGCAGAACGACGAGCACCTTGTGAACCCATGCCTTGAGCCAATGCAGCAGCAGCACCAAGCAGACCAGCAATATTAGAACGCTGACCTATCTGTTGAGTCTGTTCAGCGCCTAGAAGCCCTTCAAATCCAGCAGGAACTCCACCAAAGACGTTAGGAATATAGTCCATCCAATTAGAGCCTTGATATGGTTTCCCGGTCATCTGTGACCATGCTGCTTGTTCTTCAGGAGAAAGTGCCATACATCACCTATAGCAAAGAAACAGGAGCAGGACGCAATACAGTCTGCTGCTGAGGATTCAATAAACTCATGTAGTCAACAGGCTGAATCTGACCGCCTTGACGAGTAGATACGTTTATGCCGGGCATCCGAGGCTGCTGACCATAACCTAGAGCCTGACCTATTTGGTTATAAGCACCTGCGGCTTGACCAACATTAGAAAGCATTCCACCTTGACCAAACATAGGGCCTTTAAATGCTTCAGTAATTCCTTGACCAATCCCGCCTAGAGTAGGATCAAATCCAAATAGAGAACCACCGCCAAAACTTGAGCCAGCAGCACCAGCAGCCATAGAAGCTGTTAGAGGATTTACAGCAGTCCCTAACGATGGAGCAACAACAGAACCGACCGCACCAGCGGAAATAGGATCGCCCATTATTTCCCTCCCTGTGGTGTCGCACTCTGGGTCACTATCTGACCCTGTGGAGCACCATAAATCAATCCAGCATATTGCTGTAGCTTCATAGCAGGTAGATTCTGCTCAAAGTTATAACGGTTAATAGCATCCTGAAGCTGTGCTGCTTGCTGCTGTTCTCTAGCACCACCAACAGTCAATAGACGCTGAATATCTGCATAATCCTGAGCAGCCATACTAGGAGCCATCTGAGTTGCAGCCATCTGACGCTGACGCTCAGCCTCTGCACTCTGATACGCTAGTTGACCACCTTGTTCAGCAAGTGCGCGAGCAAAAACATCCTGAGCCTGACCTGCTTGTTGACCCATCGCAGACGAGCCATAACGACCCATTGATGAAGCCTGAGACTGAAGATTCTGAATGTTGCGAGTGTATTGCTCACCAGCCAATCGATTAGCTTGCTCCAAAGCACCAGCTAGGAAAGGATTAACGCCTTGTCCTTGAATAGTAGCTAGTGTTTGTTGTTGAGCAGCCTGAGTCAGCGGAGAACCTGCTAGAGCACGCTGTTCAGCAAGTCCTAGAGCTTGTGTAGTAGCCTCAGATGGGCTTACATACGTTTGCCCAGGAAAGAATGAAGGAGTAGTTCCCTGATAAAGTCGTTTAGCTTCACCAAGACCATATTCAACATAAGGCTTGAGTGTTGGATCAATCTCAGCCTTTGTGGTTTGCGTTTGAGAACCGCCGCCACCGCCCATAATTACACCTCACAAATCCATGTTTTAGGACGGAATCCGTAAGCTGCCGCCCTTTTATCCCAACCGCGCCTATGGCTAGAAAATGTTATGTTTTTGACGTTAGCTTCACGAGCCATGCCTTTTATGTATTTTAAGGCATTTCCGACAACTTCATAGCTATTTTCTAACGAATAGGCTGCCCATAAATGCAATGTTTCGCCTAACGGTTGTAAGACAAAGAAGCCTTTATAGTGGTTGTTCTCTATCAATACAAAAAGTAAACTTTTCTGGTTGAAACAGTCGGTATATACATCCTCAACTATCCAACCATCATTACCCCTACCTCTAATTCTCTCCAATGCTGGCTTTATCGTTTCCCACCAGCCCCTAAGTTGTTGCGGCTCAATATATTTGTATTCCATTAACCAACGATAATGTATCCGTATGTTTTATCAGCAGTCGAGTTAGCCCAGTGGGTTATCGTCGCCTGACCTCTTTGTTGACTAGAAACATAAACATTACTTGTTGCAGCAGGAGCAACATACTGCATAGTGGCTATAGCACTAGGTATTGCAGGTCTAGTAGGGCTTGTCCCGCTAGGATATTGTTCAATTGAAACTCCTACATCAGATACACGCCACATTATCTGAATGTAATCATTTGCTTGCAATTCTATAAAAAAGTTCATTGCAGCAATTAAGTGCGACGGATCGCCAGTAGACTTCCTAGCTGGCATACTGAAACGACTATTGGAATTGGCTATATCCGTTCCATTCTTCCTGAACCATATATCCGTGTCCTGAGAATCATTCGTCGTATTCTTTAGCTGAATACTAAATTGCAAGTTATAAACACCATAGTTCCTGACATTAATTCGTGAACTATTGGAAACATAAACTCCAGACGAATAATCAGTCGTATTAAAGGCTACAGCGTAGGCAGTCGTGGTATTCGCAGCAGTCTGGTCTGTAGAGTCCTGAAACGCTCCATACGGCGCTGAATCAGCCTCAGCAGCATCAGACACAGGAGTGAAAAAAATCAGGCTCTCATTGCCTATACGCTCGTCGTAGAGGATAGTTGTCGTAGCGTTACCAGTTGCCAGAGTGATAAGACCAGTATTATTAGTCTTACCATCCATAATTCCACGAACAACCTCAGATACTTGACGAGGATCAGCACCAAATACCGGAAGTGTTCTAAATTGTGCAACTCTGGTCATCGATTACCCTGTTTCACAATCTCAACATCTACGCCAACGATAGTTTTCCAGTTGGAGCCTGTCGGAGTTACCTTAATCCGGTGGTAATCCCCATTAGACCTCAGAGAAACCCTATTCTCTGCGTCTGCTGCTACCGGAGTTCCGAATTCAACTGTTTCTGTGAGCAAATCCCTGCTTGCAACTGCGACTGTTGCCGATCCATTATCAACAATAGGTTTTGCCAATGTGACAGTAGAACGTCCAATATCTATATCCCCTGAAACAACGTATGCAGTTTTAAATGGGCCTGAAATAACAACGATCTTTTGCTCTCGAACACCTAACGCTAGTAGTTGACCACCAGCCCAAAGCCTAGAATCCAGCGGAATATCAAGTGCATCTAGGTTCGTATTGTAGTTATCCACCTGTTCTAGCGTTGCAGAAGGCGTGTAACCATAGGAAAGATAGTAAATATCAGTCGTTCCATAGCTCCATTTACCCAAATCAATACTGTAAAAGAGCAAATATCTACCGCCAAACGTATTCTTAAAGTTCCAAATGACTAATTTCCTGACAGGATCAACCGTAGAACTAATAGCGTTAATCAACTGATCCGGAATAGCATTCTCAAAGAACCATCGATTGACCTTCTCTAGCCCAATGTTCTTAACCGTCTGACCATCACAGACATAAAAGCCATCATCAGCCAAGAAATACGTCAATCCACCGAACTGAGCGATAGAACCATTAGATAAACAACCTAGAGTCCTAGAAATAGCGTCAAACTGGAAGAAATACGGGCTTCCTGAATAGGACATACGATAAATCGCCCTCTCCAAGAACACCAATCCATACTCTCCACCAGCTAACCCAATAATATCGCCACCATCAGGGATTAACTGTGAGTCACTCTGAGAAGCAGTGCTAGGTGTCCAATCTGTCTCATCATTAATATCAGACCAGTAAACCCTAGATTCCTCACCGCCAACATTAGCCGCAACTACAAAGTCTCGAACTACCGTGACATACTTAGCCGTAGGAGCAGCCGCAGATAGGTCTGAAACCGTTGTAGAGCCTCCCAAATCCCAATATTGGAGTTTGTTAGCCCCATTAGCCAAAATCAGCTTAGAACCGAACTGAGTCACATCCCAAGACTCTACAGAGCTATAGGAAGTCTTTACAGCATCCAGTGATGCATCGCTAGAGTCGAACTTATAAATCGAAGTAGCACTAGCAGCAAATAGAGTGGAAGCGCCAGCATACTTACCTGCAAAAGCAACGAGCAGAGTTTCTCCAGCAGCGTCAGAATAGTCTGCGGCATCTCGTAAAGGGGCATAACCGTTAGAAACAGGATAACAATTCACAGCTTCCATCACAGCACCAGTTACACCCGGCTGATCTGGCAACCATTCTCCGAAAGTAATCTTCATTGCTTAACCCATGTAGTAGGCTCAGGAGCAACAATTGTCCATTCGTAACCTATGATATTTCCAGTAGCATCTACCACAGCAGTTGCAACAACAGAAGCAGCAGCCGTAGTCACATAACTACCTAATGCCGATACCGTTGCCACACCAGTAGCCGAAGCATTACCAGAAACAATAAAGTTACCAGCAGCCGTTACCGTAGCAGTACCAGTTATCGAAGCCGATCCACGAATAACGTCAACTGGAACAGCCTCAAACGTCGCATTACCTGTAATTGTGGCAATACCGTACTTCTCAGCTAACGCAGATGCAATAAACGTAGCCGTACCAGTAAATGAGGCTGAATCGCCCTCATATTCGGCGTATCCATCATTCCAGTAACCAGCAACAACATATCGATCAGGTTGGCTTAGGTCACCCTCACCATAGCCCTGAGTCCAATAGTCGTATTCAACGTAATTAGCCATCCACTAAATCCCAAGATTGATTAGCTTCGTTCCAAGAATACATCTGTCCATCAGTAGGCATAGCTACAGGTGGTTGCCAATTTGCATCACCGTCTAGCGTCCAACTAGGATAAGGCTGTGGAGGCACAAACGCATCTATGTCTGAACGATAGGTATAACCTATGCCAGCGTAGTGCTTACGGAAATTAGCGTTATAGCTGGTCTGCTTCCAAGTCCCACCGAACAGACGCTCACAGAAAGCAGCGCCAATATGCTCTTTCTCTACGCCATTGGCATCAGCAGTATCTTTATTATCAACAACGATAACGCGCTGTACGATGTTGTTGCTGTCAAGTTCGCAAAAATGAGCCACTTTAAGCCTCCAGTTTCAATCCGGTCAAACTTAGTTCGTCGCCAACAATTCCAACAGGGAACGTATTGAACGACATGCTTATCCTCGTTTCCTCACCTTGCACACTAGGAACATTATGCTCAAGCGACGAAGGAAACAAAATCAATCTGCCAACTTTAGCCTCAAACCACCAAGACTCAGAGTTGTACAAGTTCCATTCTTCAGGTGGAAACTTAATCTGTTGCCAGCCAGAACGATAGAAATAAATCTTATCGTCAGCGTTGGTATTTAGATAAAACACACCTGATACAAAGCTATTCGGATGCGCGTGTTTGTGATGCCACTGACCTTGCTCTGAATAATTAAACCAGCTTTGAGTTATTCGCAAATGAACATCATGCTTAGGATTAGACGTTGCCTTAAAGTATTCAGCTACGCAGTCCTCAATCCAGCCTCGAAGCGAAGTCATCACAGGATCACGCAACACAAAGTTATTCTTGCTAGTCGTGTTTCCTTCATTCGGTCTTGTTTCCTGACCACGCACAAACAAAAGTTCCTCGTCGGTAAGTTCACGATCTAAGTCAAACATACCTATTGGGATAGGAAACAAATGGTGCATGTTCATGCGACCGCCTTCTCAAATTCTTCTGCCTCAATCTTTAATTTAGCCAAGTCCTCATCAAGCCATATCGTAGGAATCTTTTCTTCAAACTCTTTAATCTGATCCATTACCCAATAGACTTCCTCAATAGACGGGCATGGACGAGGATCATCCCAACGAGTAAACACACCATTGGAGATTTCCCATTTAGCATTAGGACGCAGCAATTGCATTGCTATGTCTATGCCCCACAATCTATAAATCTTGGATTCCATCAATATCCCCTATTGATTTAGTTTGATGATGACGATGCCGCTGCCGCCCGCTGCACCAGCAGTAGAGCCGCCGCCGCCGCCGCCGCCTCCACCTCCGGTATTAGCAGTTCCAGCGGTGCCATTTACACCATCATTACCGGCAGACCCTCCACCACCAGAACCACCAGCACCTCCATTACCAGCATTACGGCCACCACCACCACCGCCAGCATAAGTAACACTTGACCCGCTTATGCTAGATGCAGTGCCAGCACCGCCAGCGCCACCAGTAGTTCCTCCAGTAGCGCCCGCAGCCGATGCACCGCCACCGCCGCCAGCAGAGAAAGTCGAACCCGCGCCAGCAGCATTGCCGCCATTGTTTCCTTGAGACGGCGTTGTAGATGGCGTGTTTCCGGTTCCTCCCGTGTAGTTGACGGCATCTCCCGAAGCCGCTCCACCGCCGGAGCCGCCATTACCGCCGTTGCCTACGTTCGCCCCAGAGCCGTAGCCACCACCATTAGATGTAATGCTGCTAAACGTGGAGTTGCCGCCAGCAGAACCATTAACGCTGCTGGCACTACCACCGCTACCACCAGCTCCGACCGTAATCGTATATTCAGTGCCAGCCGTTACGCTAAACGATGTGCCAGTACGGAAACCACCAGCACCACCGCCACCCCCACGGCCACCACCACCGCCGCCACCCCCGGCAACGACGAGATAATCCACGCTGGTCACGCCGGTCGGGCAAATCCACTTGCTAGTAGATTTAAAGGTAAAGACAGTCTGCGATGCGACGGTGTATTTCAGGATGACGATGCCGGAGCCGCCTGCGCCACCAGCAACAAAACTTCCTGAATATCCAGAACCACCGCCACCACCTCCAGTGTTGGCTGTTGCAGACGTTGGTACTGATGAACTATTTGTTCCGTTAGCGCCGCCTCCTGCGCCACCAGTTCCCGCCGTGCCTCCCTGACCACCACCGCCGCCACCACCTGAATATGTGACAGATGAGCCTGTAATTGTTGATGCTGTTCCATCACCGCCGTTGCCACCCTTTACTGGAGATGCTGTACCAGCTTGACCGCTTGCAGATGCCCCCCCACCGCCTCCGCCGTTTCCTGCTCCAGCGCCAGTAGCTGAACCTCCACCATTATTACCTTGGCTTGGCGTAGTAGCCGGGGTGTTTCCAGAACCAACAGCAGCGTTTTGTGTGCTCCCGCCTCCAGAACCACCTGAAGCACCGGAGGCAGAACTATCTGAACCTCCACCACCGCCTCCTGTTGAAGTAATGGTGCTGAACACAGAATCAGAACCATTAGTTCCTTTTACGGAAGTTGATGCTGCACCAGAACCTCCACCACCAACAGTTATTGTGTAGTCAGTTCCCGCCGTAACACTTAAACCTGTTCCAGTTCTAAATCCACCAGCACCTCCACCTCCCGCTAGTGAGCCGCCACCTGCACCACCCGCAACAACAAGGTAGTCAACGGAAGTGACGCCAGCAGGCGCAGTCCAAGTGCCAGATGCAGTAAATGTTTGTACAACGCTATAGCCGCTAGTCGCTAATACTCTACCCAACAGCATTGCCATGATTCCACTCATGCTATTTCCTTAACTGACGTTGCCAGCAATCACACACACAGTACCACTCTGGAATAACACAGTAGCAACACCTCTAGTCGCTAGTGAAACAGTCGCCTTGTCACTATCAGTTCCGGCAATATAAGCCGTAGTAATCGAGCAAGTGCAAGTCACAGAACCAGAAGTATTATTAAAAATACTCACAATATCGCCAGCACTAAACGTAGCATCAGGGATCGTTATAGAGCCACCAGAACCCACCTCAACGTACTTGCCTACATCAGCAGTAGCAAGCGTATAAGAACTCGTCTTAGCGCCCACAGCAGGGACATTCCTGTAACCTAACGTCGCAGCATCAGGAGGGAGCGTATAAGTATTCGTAGCCGCAGCAGCAGGAGCATTCAGCGTAGCAGTACCGCTAGACGAACCATTTAACCGCAGATTCCCACTGTTAAACGACTGATTAGCACTCCATGTACTAGCCGTATCAGGCTTAGCGTAATCAGTACCAGCAGTAGCAGTTGTAGCTACACCAGCAGTAGCCTTGACAATACCAGTCAGATCAGCACGTTTCAGAACCTTACCCGTCGTGCTACTCCAGAGGGCTAGTTCACTATCAACGCTAGACGTTACGCCCTCAATCTTGTCAGTGTTCAGATTACTAAAGTTGTTATCAACCTCAGTAAAGCTAAGGGCTGAACCCTTAACATTCCGTAAAGTAATCGTTGTCATTTAATTACCCCTTACGAAAGTTGAACACTCAGGTTGCCAGCAGTGATCTTGAAAACATCGCCGTTATTAATCGTCTTAGACGCATCCAAAGCCGTATGAAACAAGAGATTCCCACTCGTCACCGCATCACGAATTGCAACATGGGAAATAATGCCCCAATCAGCAGTAGCTTGAGGAAACTCTACCGCAGCACTATTCGTTGACGTACCGTTAGACGGAGCACCAAACGTAATAGCCTGACGTACATACGAGCCACCAGTGATTTCAGTGCCAGTATCAGCATCAGTAGGGTCAGACGTATATAGCGCCAGATAGGTAGTCGTAGGACTCGTATAAGAAGTGTTTCGCAGAGTAGCGTTAATCAGCGCATTCTCAAGATAGTTTGACATTTCA